ACTTGTTGAGGCAGACGTAGCGCTGTTGCTAGCGTTAGTGGCTTGGGTTGTAGCAGTACTTGCGGAGGTGCTCGCAGATGTAGCGCTGTTTGATGCGTTGGTGGCAGATGTACTAGCGTTGCTTGCTTGGGTAGTCGCCGTGCTTGCCGATGCTGCCGCGTTGGTCGCAGAGGTTGACGCTCCACTTGCACTAGTGGCTGCGTTGGTAGCGCTAGTTGATGCGTTGCTAGCCTGCGTTGTTGCAGTGCTGGCAGAGCTGGTTGCGCTGGTTGCAGAGCTTGTCGCAGATGACGCAGAGGCAGCCGCAGCTGTTGCGCTTGTTGACGCATTGCTCGCCTGGGTGGATGCTGTGCTAGCAGAGGCCGCAGCATTTGTTGCCGAGGTTGATGCGTTACTCGCTGACGTAGATGCGTTGCTGGCTGATGTACTGGCTGCCGATGCAGACGCTGCAGCGTTGGTGGCCGAGGTTGTCGCAGAGGCAGCGTCCACCAGCAGCGTCCACTTTGCAGAATCAGCGTTGGTTGTAATTGGCAAAGCCCCGCTCGAGGTATGCGCTGTGATTACTTGGAAGATGTTATTTGTGGTGGTGTCTTTTACGATATCACGCACGTAGTACACAGTGCTAGCAGCCCAGTTGCCACGGTTGGTGCCTAGCGTCTCGCCTAGAGCTGGGTTGCCGTTGGCATCAAAGCCTAGCGTCTTGTTGGCTCGCAGTGACGCAAGCGGCAATATCATGTTGATGGTTGTCGGGTCTGTCTGTGGCGCTTGCAAAGACCTGGTCAACCCTTCAGCGTTTTGCTGGGCAAAGATGGTCTGCTGGTCGAGCTCGTCGTTCAGCGTGTTAGCAAAGAAGTCACCGCCGGTGGTGAAGTCTGTAGACCTAGAGATAGTACGGTTGCCAACAATCGCGTACTGTGTGGGGCTTGTAGGCGACAAGGCCAAGCCGGTGGCTGTGATGGTCACCGAGCCTGTACCGTTAGACGCAATGCTAACCGTGTAGTGGGTGGTCAAGGTTAGCAGCACGTCGTCTTTGTAGACGGCAATGTCTGTGTTGGCTAAGATCTCAAAGGTAAACGCATAGGGGCCTGCGCCACCAGCGCCGGTAGGCGAGTAGACTGCGCGTCTGGTTACGTTACTAATTGGCACTGGCATGATATTTCTCCTGTCCTAATTGTATGGTTTTAGCGTCCATATGTTCTTTCAATATTGCGATTTCTGCGCATAGCTGCAGCCAGATCTGGGAAATCAATTACCCCACTTTCATCTGGGTTACCGTCTGAATCGCCAGTCATTCTCATCTTGGCCATTTCACGGTATTTGCTAACAATGCTCATAATCAGCTTTTGTTGATCTCCTTTGAGCAGTGGCTCGCCAGATATGTTGGCGTCAATCTTGGCCTGCTTTAACTCAAATGGAATACGTTGCTCAAGGTTTAACCCGTCGTCCAATATCTCTTGACCGTATAGGCGCTTAAACCGATTGATCTGACCAGCTGATAAGCGCACACCATCCCACGTCTCAGACGGGTTAGCAATGCCAAAGTCTAGACTTACCAGTAACTCATCAACCTCAGAGCGCCGCCCCTCAGTTGCAGAGATAACTGGAGTCCAATTAAGCCAGTAATCTAGCCCACGGTTCTTGACCGACTGCTCGCGGCCTAAGTTGTCTAGTGCAGGCTCTACGCCCTCAGATAAACCAGGTATGCGAGACATGATGCGCTGGCGTGCCTCATAGTATGCGCGCAAACCCAGTGGGGTATTCATCTCAGGAGACCTGGGGTTTGATTTGGTTGGATCAACCAACCGCTCAATGTGAGCCATCAAGGTGCTGTTGCTCATACCTACACCAGGCGTGCCGGTGTACAAGAAATTAGCAAACTGCTTGGCCATGGCGTCCATGGCAAAAACAAGTTGTTCTCCCTTATCCGGATTTCTCGATCTGGCAATAGACAACATCTCGCCTACAAACTGCATCATTGGCAAATTGCTCATGTACTCAGCTGTGGCTGTCATGCCAGCCATAGCCATTGATTCATACTCTGTGCGATCTGGGTGGCGGTCAAACTTAGTGGCGTCTGCCAGATCTGAACCCATAGCAAAGATCATGCTGATAGGGTCAAATCTTGCATAGCTGACGTACAGCTTATCTTTGCCTACGCCTACTTTTGTAATAGCACGTAATCTTTCAAGGTTAGCATCACTTATTTCGTCTCTATCAAATATTAAAGAATAAGGCTGCCATCCAAGTTCTTCTAATGCTTTGCGATCCTCTGTCTGCGTTGGGCCAGACCCCGTCATTCTGTTGTCTAGGGTCAACATACTGGCACCAACAATGGCCGAGCCACCCATAGCTAGACGCGCCATAGCTGCATCACGGTGGCGGCCACCCTTGCTCCACATGTCATGGAACCGTGGGGACAAAGTGTTAAGCACTGGGATATAGCTAGATCCCTCAATAAACAAGTTGGTTACTGTTTTGGCAAATGGCTGGAAAACTTTAACTGCTGGTGAAGATAAGAACTTATTGATGCCGTAATAAGTTTCGCCAAGCGCACCTTCTTTGCTAATGTTCTCTTGTAAGGTAACCATGCGCCGCATGCCGTCAACGCTCTCTTGCATGGTGCGAGGCCGCTCAGACAGCAGCTGGGTAACCTTACCCTCAACCTCAATTCTGGCAGCCGCGTCGTCCATGCCTGCAGCGACGAGTCGGTCATATTCTTTGTTGGCATAGCGCCAGCCTTCTTCATGTAGCTGGTAGCGACCAACAATAGCACCAACAAACTCATCAGCTGCAGCAATTGGTCTAAAGCTCATGGCATCTTGCACAAAGCCTAACCCGTCTATTGCCTTACCAAGGAAAGTGTCGCGCAGATCTGGTGTGCGATATACCTCTTTGCCAAATAACTTGAGCGGTGTATCAGACAGAAACTCGCTGCTTAATGGGTTAGCAGGCTGGGTGACGTCTGTCATCTTAGATTCACCGCCACGCTTTAAGGCTTCCTTGGCTAGCTCCCACCCATCTAGTATCCCGTTCTTGACGCCAGACAGGCCAGCCTGTACGTCGTCTAGATAGTAGCGATCTGGGTTAGCGTTTGGCAGCTTGGTACGAATAGCGCCAAAGCCAGATGCTATGGTTCTTTCAATGGGTTGAAGTACGCCAAACAATGCACTGCCAACAATGTTGTAGGCGTGCGTCACCGGATCATTGAGCAGGTTAGCCTGGTATGTATGCATCCACACGTCGCGCATCTTGGCACCAAGTCCTGCCTCAATAATGCGGTTCTTGCCTGCGCGTGTTGGCGTGTCTAAGTAATCTTTAGCCAGTTGGTACAGCACCGCGTCTGATTGGCCAACATTAAGCTCATCAAGCGCCGCCCTTACGTTGGCAGTGTCTAGGCCAGGGCCTTTGTCTTTAACGCGCTTAAACACGTTCATAGACCTTGCTACGTCTGTCTGTATGCCCTTGAGCTGGTCAACAATAATCTTGTGCTGGGCAAGCTGTAAGCGTAGGTTAAGTTTTCCAGCATCGTCTAGCGTGCCGTCTTTCATTTTGCCAAACAGGTTATCTAAACTCTTAGCGCTTTCATCATGCACCACAACGGCGCCAGCCAATTGCTTGGCTAACTGACTGCCACCTACGGTTACCTCCATAGGCTCGCCAGCAAGGGCGGTCTTTAAGAACTGCTCTGGCACGCCAGCGTTGATAGCTTGCATGTAGATAGATCGCAGCGACATGCTTGGTGCTTGAGTCGCAAAGTTGTCGCCTGCAGCTTGAATCGTGGCAGCTAGCCCGTCGTTGTCAGTCCAAGCGCTGCTTATGGGTGTCTCAGGTGGCTTGGCTTGCGCCTCGCCTGTGGCTATGAGCTCTTCTCTCTCAGCTGCAATCTTATTAACTTCTGTTATGTCAGCGGGTCGGGGCTTGGCTGGCGCAGGTGCTGCAGCTGTTGGCGCAGCTGGTGCTGGCGCTACAGGCGTGGCCACTGGTTTAGTGGCACCAGGTGGTGTAGGTATTACCTCATCTACTAACTTAGTCTCTTTGGCTGCACGGGCACCCTTTGCAGTTAAGCCCTTCAATATGCTCATGCCTAAACCGGCAACCTGTACATCCTCGCCAACATCCATAGTGGGCACGCCTTGCTCTGGTGTAGCAGGCAAAGACACATCTACATTGGTCGGATCAGGCGTGGCGACCATGTCGCCAAGTCGCTGCTCTAGGGGCTTTTGTTCAATGGCCATTATTGGGCTCCAGGCTTAGGAGCGGCACGGCCCCGTTTTACGCTTGACGAATTTGTGGCGGCAAGGTCATTTCGTCCAGATCCTCCGGCACCCCCTCCGGGTACGCTAGCCCCAGATAGCTCTCCCGTGTCACCGGCAGGTTGAACTCCTTGAGGAGATCCACTACGTAGTCCGGCGCGCTCCCACTCTGGGGGGTCGATACTTCTGACTCTAAAGACTTCATCACGGGCCTCCTGTAGGGACATTTTCCCCTTGCGATATTGTAACCAGATGCTATCAATCTGCTCAACATTTTTGGCCTGGCTCTTGAATGTTTCGGGATACAACCCACGCACCGCTTCCCATGTAATCGACTGCATCTCGCGTGGCAGAATGCCGCGCTGTTCTGCTGCTCGGCGATAGGCCTCGGCATAAATACCGTATGTTCCTTGCACGCCGGTTATAGAACTGTTTGCGGGGCCAACCTCACCTTTTACATTGGAGCCAAAATTGTGTTTAACTTCACGGCTATTACCTGACAATGGTCGAAGTAGACCAGCTGCCACCGCATGGGTGTCAATAGTCACTGGGCCTGCTGGGTCATTGGGCGCATAGATGTTGCTGTAGAAGTTGCGCACCTTGTGTGCATCACCCAAATTGAGACTGATCGTGTCAATGCGCGGGTCTTCCAAAATCACAATGGCTTTACCAATTTCATTTAGTGAGCCCCAGCCTGTTTGTGTTGGGCTCTTCCCGTCTTGGTTCATGCGCACACCAATAAAATCACCTTCTGGGCTAATGATTTGATGCTCGCGTGGATTATTTGTTTGGTCATAAGTTCGCAACCACATAGCTTTTGCGGCAGGCTGCTTAACTTCATCTAAGGTTTTTCCGCGAATTGATTTAAGAATTGGCGCATGCTTAGGATCAGTAAAAAGAGTTTTGGCTACTGCATCCATGCTGGAATCCCAACGGGTTGACTTCTGCTTAGTTGCAATGTCTAGGACGCGCTGGCCTAGCGAGACATTCATAAACCAATCTTTTTGCGGTGATAGCACAGCCAATACACCAGAGACTGCCTGGTCAGGCACACCATAGTCTGCAGAAAATCTGTCAGCAATGTTGCGTGCGCCGTCGTACCATAGCTTGCTTCGCTGACGTGTGCTTTCTGGCACCTTGTCGTGCAAGTACAACAGGTTATTTTGCACCTCAGTGATGAAGTCCTCAGCTTGCTTGTCAGGGTTGCGCGCTTTGCTAGCAAAATTAGGGTATTGGCGTATCAATCCCATGTTGTGCGCAAAGGCTTCTGGGTCTTTTTTGGCTGCTTGAAGATCAATTACTAACCTGCTAGTCAATGGATCCTCGGTTTTTTTCACAGCTGTTGGTAACCGTGTACTAACCAAGTTGGGGCCAGGTGGCACTATATTCATTTGCACTGGCGATCCAAGCATTTCCATGCTCTTGATGGCCATCTTGCCAGCCTCTGGTGCAAGAGCTTTGCCGGCAGCCATAGCTCCCTTAACAGCCATCGTGCCACCCTTGGCAAGCAACAATGGATCACCTACCAACTCGCCAACAGTACCGCCAGCCTCTGCTGCTGCTTGGCGCTCTTCTGGCGTCAAGCCTAGTGCGCTTGTGCCAGGCGGCACAGCTGGTGGCAGCTGTATCTTTATATCTGTGCCTGGTATGGTGAACCCTTCTTTGCTAACCTCTTCGCTTGATGGCAAGAATGTTGGATCTTGCATGGTCTTGCCAGCACGGTTGACTTTGTCCATAAACGTGCCGCCCTCGTTATCAGTGGCCAAGGCACCAATAAAGCGACCAATCTTTTGCATGTCACCGCCAAAGCCAAGAGCAGCTGCTGTGCCCTCACGTAAAGCGCCAGCGCCAAAGTCTGGCGCTCCAGTAATCATTCTCTCGCCAATAGTGCTTTTTTGGCTGCGCTTGCCCATGCCAGGGTAGACGCCAAAGGCTGCCCCAGCATCGCTCACCACAGGGCTAGGGCCAGCTGCCAGCTGCACGCCATCCATGCTTGGCTCATCTTGCACCGCCGCTGGGTAGTCCCTTTGGACATTAAAGTCCATGTATCCAGAATCAAAGTCTCTAATCATTGCGCGTCCAATGCTTGACGTTGTTTATTAATAATTTCTAACCGTACCTGTATGTTGTTTAAGTCTTCTATTTTTAAACCCAATTTTTTTGCTTGGCTTGCAATGTCGTTGTAGTCAGACTCCTCGCTAAACACAATACCTGTTTTGCGTGTAGTTCCTTGAATGCCAAATTGGTTGTTTAATATCTTTATGTTTTCTTCAATTGTTTGAGCTTGTTGGCTAGTTTTGCGCTTGGTAATTATTTGTTGTGCAACTTCAAGTTTAGATGGCACGGGTTTGCCTTCTCTTTGCGACTTATCCAGCTGCAATTGGTACTCTTTAGAGAAACGGTTAGTTAAACTTGCATATGCCTCATTTTGAAGTTTACTAATGTTAAATTGACCAGGCACAATCCTTGACTCAGTACGAAATATCTTTTCAATATCGCGCTCTTCCTCATTGCCGCGTGTAATGAAGAAAGGCAAGATGGTGCTGCTAAGTTGTTTGTAGCCGATACCAAGCTCTTTGGATCGTCTCTCAATAGACTCAGGGTTTGGATGCATGCCATTCATAATCTCTGTCTTTAATACAAACTCAGCGCGTGGATTGGCTATCTCACCAGCTGCGCGCTTGTTTGGCATATCAAACACACTCTCTGGACTAATAGCTTTGGGGCTACGTATAGAGATGGTGCGTAATTCTTTTAGCGCTGCAGAGCTGCCAGTTGTAAAGTAATCGTTTTGCAGTTGTGCAACCCTTACGGTATCACCTTGCAATACATCCTTCTCTGATTGATCCTTTGTCGTTTGACGTTCAATCTGAGTAGTTCTTAAATTACTTCTAATCTTTGCTTGGTCTGCAAAGTTCATTGTGCTCCAGATCTGGGTCATCTTTCCAGCGTCACCCCTATCTAGCCTTGCAATAGCTGACATTGCATCTGGTGCAAATGCAGTATCAATCACATGCTTGGAAACTACCCCTATTTTTGCGTTGGTTAAAGCAGCCTCAAACTTTGTGCTAAATTCCTTTTGCAAGGCCTTGTCGCCTAGCAGCAAAGACTGCGTCAAGATGTTTTTTCTAAACACATCTGCAATTTCGTCAACTGAATACTGCTTTCCATTTATGGTCACGCTGCCCTGTGCAATGTTTTCTTCCATTAAACGCACTTGATTGTCAAAATCAAAATGAACTTTTGTTAATTGTTGCGCCTTGGCACGCTCTAGTTCTGCGGTGTATGCGGCGTTAAGTACCGTGTGGCCATGCGTTGCCATAGTGGCGCGAAACTTGATAGACGCCTCTGGGTCTATGCTTGACAAAGACTTAGATAAACCATCGCTCATGGTCTTAATCTTTGAATTTACCTGCGCAGATGTTGCCCTACCATCTTTGACGTCGGCCAACAATTTGCTTAACTCATTGCGACCCTCCATCTCAAAGTGTCCAGATATCTCTAAGCTGCGAGCCTTGGCCACCGCCTGGTCAAAGAAGTTAAGCGAGCTAGTGCTACCAATGCCAAGAGGTACGCCGTCTTTGGCCATCTGCAGTTGTTCACTTGTCAGTGGGTTATCAGCTGCGTACTGCAAACCCTCTTGCTGGCGCATGGGTGCAGCTAGTTGAAACGCACTAGCACTCATCCTGTCAAGAACTTGGGCTAGCTGGCTGGCTCCCTGTGCCGCAGCCCTTGGCCCAACAAAATCTACCGCCTGCTGCTGTGCCTGCACCATAGGCACACCGCCCACAGAGCGCAGTTGCATTTGTCCTGATTCAAGTCGTTGTGTTGCCATATTAGTCCACAGATTTATTTAGGCGTAGGTGCCGCAGCAGGTGACGCAGTTAGTCTGAGATAGTCAATGCCAGCCTTGCCCAGCTTAGCACCAGCAAGTAGACCGCTAGCCCTGCGGCCAGCCTCGCCAGCAAATGTGAGCTGGCCTGCCTGGCTTCTTGCGCTGTAAAGGTTGAGCGTGTTCTGGTACTCAGTAGACTGCAGCATAGCCGTCGCATCCTCAAAGCCCAGCACCCGAGCTGTCAAAGCGTTGAGGTCTGATATGCCAACGTCGCGCATAGTGCCTTGGATGTTTTGGTTGATTACACTCTGTATAGATCCCTCACCCAGCACAACACCAGATGCAGCCGCCCTGGCACGTACAGCAGCGTTGGTGGCGCGCATATTCTTTAGCAAGGTGTTGCCAGCAATGGTGTAGTTCTGCGCCTCCAGCTCGGCCTTCCTGATTGTGCGGCCAGCTTGGATGGTGGAGTACTGCTCTGCCATGTCAGCGCGCACCTCGGCCACCGCCAGCGTGTCTCTTGCCTGCAACATGTAGCTAGTCTGCTGATTGATGGCCGCCGCTTTGCTAGCCTCAATCTCGCCATAGGTAGCAAGCAGCCCTGCGCCGGCTACCATTCCTGCTGCTGATGGATTGGGTGCTGTTGCCATGTCTTATGTTCCTGAGAAAACGGCTACACGGTAGTCCAAGCCCAGCAGATTCATCTTCACTGGTAGATCTTGGGATACCTCAATACTCTGCTCGCGGCTGTAGCCAAGCACGCCGTTGACCCGTTTGATGCCGGTGAACTCTGGAATTGGATCATCAAGCATTGGGTTGTCAAACAATCTGAACGCGACCGGTTGGTTGTTGATGATTATGTTTTGTGTCTTGTTGACCACAGCGCTGATCTCGACAATCCGCTTCTTGAAAGAGACCCGACTGCCAGTTTGCAGCTTGACCTCGGCAGGCATAGTCTTGACGTAGACCGTGATAGGCAATCCTACCTCGTAGCTAGTTGTTGACTCGCGGTCGAATGTCACAGCGCCAGAGCCATTGACAGTCTCGTTGCCCTGGGGTGAGCCATCACAAATCACGTTAAGAGCCTTGCCGATGTGGGGCAGGCCAGACGCCACACCAGACGCAGAGCCACCCACAAACGCACAGTCTGTAAAGTACTCATAGCCAAAGACCTCGATGAAGTATCTAACCACGCTGTTAAACGTGCGCTTGGTCACCACATAGATGGTGTTCACATCCACGCCCACGTCTATGAACTCGCCATCTGTGGTGAACTCAGACGGGCTGGTCACTTGCTGGCTGCGCATAATGCTAAACACACCCATGCTGCCATCGTCGGTGTTCGTCATCAGGAGCAGGTCGGCCTCCTCGGTGCTCGACGCACGACGCAGCGCTACCCGCTGTGGCCCCTTCAGCAGATGGCCAGATAGCAATGAGATGCGCTGGGTTATGTATGTGAGCTGTGTGTCATTGAACACAAACTCATTTAAAGACTTGCCCTGGCGCTGGATGTAGATCGAGCCAGACTCAACAGACTGCACGCGGGTGCCTGGCTTGATGCCATTGCGCGATACGTTCTTAAATGTAAATGTCAGCGGTGTCACAGGATCTGTGCCTTGCTGTGGCACGTAGAACTCGCCGCCAGTAGTAAACACTTGGAAGTCACGCGAGCTGATAATGTCAGTGATCACGTTCAAGTCGTTGGTGTCTAGCGTCGCCTCAACCGCATCATCGTCCAGAGATTCGCTTGGGACAAAGTCATAGAAGAGACCGATCTTAGATCCCCAAATAGTAGATGGGCGCGACTTGCTACCACCAAAGTAGAGCCTGCCTTCATGGAAAGTCACAGTGCGTGGCCACCCCTTGGTGCTCGACCACACATCTACATATCCGTGCTCAAGCTCCCACCGGCCAGCGTCAATGGCTGTCGTGCTAAAGAATGGGTACTCTGTAACTGCCTCGACCACGGTAGAGGAGACATAGCGAATAATCCTTGCGCGTCCTTGTGGCTGCACATTGATGTACTGGTTAACCGACTCGGTTGTCCAAGTAGTTATTTCATAGTTGCTAGTGTTGTTTGGCGCGGTAGTCCACGCAGGCGTCACGGTTGCCACCTTGGTGCTGCCAACATAGTCTTCAATAATTCTTATTTGACCAGTACCCGTGCCGCTTGTGATCGTCACATACATGCCGTTATAGACGTCATCTGTGGCACTAGCAGTTGATTTGAGGGTAATGGTAGAGCTGCTGCCAGCTTGGGCTGCGCCACTGTCGTGATGCGTCGTAGAGGCCGTGAGAGTCACATTACCAGACACAGCCGACGGGGTTAGCGTTGAGCCATTGTTGGTGTGGAAATCAATGTCGTAGGCAAACTTAGGGATCGCATCAAACGTGATTGATGTTGCCGTCCAAGCGGTGTCGCTAGTGCGAGTAATGCGCACCGGCTGCAGGTCTGGGTGCACAACAATCAATGTGTCGGCAGACTGTGTCCAGCACATATCGTCCACTATTGTGCTGCCAATGGTAGTTGTCAGGTAACTGTTACCCGTGCCATTGATGTTTGTCTGCACTACCCCATTCTTAACCACATACATGCGATTGTGGGTAAAACACAGCATATAGCTGTCGTCTACCGAAAACTGGAATGGCACTAGGCGCACGCCGTTGCCGGCAGACTCGGTGCTTGTGTTTGGCAGCTGAAAGATATGCTTGGTGCCAGGCCTGCGACGCAACCCGCCCTGGGGCTGGATCAATACATTAGTCGCCTTGGCCAGCGCATTGTTGTAGGCCTGCAGATCCACACGCGCACGCAACAATGGATCGAGCTCGCCCGTCGCAAAGTTAGTTGTGAACTCTACAAAGCGTGGCATTAGTTTCTAACCGCAATAAGTGAATAATCTTCAATGACGCGCACAGGGTTGTTCTGACCATCAATCTGGGCAGCTGTGCGAAAGAAACCACCGCGGCCGTTCTCAGATGGGTCGCCAGTGGCCACACGCTGCCACTTGGTTGCCTTGTCCTGCTGCTCTGTTACGGTCTCAGCAATGTGCCAGGCCACCATGTATTTAAGCAGCTGCACAAAGTATTGGGGCATAGCGTACTCAGGCACGCTAAATTGGTAATCAATAAAGACGCTAGTCAGGTTGGTCAGTAGCTTGTCGCCCTGGATCTCCCAATCTTTTTGCACTGGGCTGCCCTGTGCAGCGCTGTTGTAGACAGCGCGGGGGTTGGCTAGCTTGTCGCCTGGCAGCTGGTACTCATAGCGCCAAACAGAATTAGGGGTTGTGATGAGCTGCGCCAGCTGCACCTTCTTCATGCCAAAGCTCCACGGGTACATCACCAAGGTGGAATCTCTAATATCTGGATAGAGTCGGTCGCATACGCTAGAGGCGTCGGTGCCGTCGTTAAAAGACGAAATAGCCTTCGCTCCTATCAAGAGCAAGGCATCAGAGCAGATTGATACACCAGTGTCACCAGCAGCCATTTAAACCTCTCAATGTGAGAAAGGCCAACCTCCGCTAGTGGCAGAAGTTGGCCTCTTTACAGCAGACCCGATTTAGTCGGTATCTGTTGCAGTTACTGTCACACCGTCAGTGATATCAACCACGCCAGAGGCGTTGCTAACCACGTAAGCAGTAGACATTACTGGAGTGCCACCCGTTGCTGAGTAACAGAAAACAATGTCGCCAACCTTGAGGATTGATGAGATTGAATTGAAGTAACCAGATGCACGAATCACTGACTGTGCGTCAGTAGATGTGTACGTGTAAATGGCTGGTGCGTTACCAGCTTTTGACTGGCCGCCAATTGCGTTAAAGCCTGTAGATGAAAATGCCATGTCTATCTCCTAGATTAAGTTTCACGGCAGGTGAGCTTGACGATACCTTCATCGTCAATCGCAACAGCGCCAGCAGAGAAGACTTCATTAACCAACCAAGAGGTCTTTTCAGCCACATAGTTGATCTCAGTTCTCATAGCAATACCTTCACCGTAACCCACGGCATCCTTGTGGAATGCATAGCAGGTGCGATCAAGTGAGCCGTCGATTGGCAAGCCGCCTTCAGAGCGATCACCCAACACGTGGAATGTGAATCCCAAGTATGTGTTGATCTCGCCTTGCACCAGCGCTTTAACGCTGTTGAAGTCAGAGCTAGTCACACTGGTCTCAGACAGCAAGTTGGCCAAGCCATTTGCGTGAATGATGATGTGACGGCCATCTGGTGGAACATTGCCTTTGTCCAAAAGACGCTTTGCTTCGCGCAGCTTGGTAATGTTCATGTTGGAGTCAGACCCGCCAATGTCATTGCTGACTGTCAAGCTAGTGCTAGAGCCGCTGAGTGCATCCAAAATCATTTGATCTTGGCGACGACCCATAGCGCCAGCTACAACTTGCACCAACTCTTGGCGCTCGTCGAAATTGACTTTCTGCTGTGAAAAAATGTCACTGTATTCTGCTGCGTTGTAGTCAGACAAAGTCAAAGTGACTGAGCTGAAACCCACATTCAGAGGAGTTACATCAGTTTGGGGAACGCGGATAGTGGCAACGCCACGACCCACTTTAGGGAACTTAACAGTTGAACCTTCGACTCCACGACGCTGGCGAACCGCCGGAACAAGCATTGCTTTGCCTTGGTAGGCTTGCTTGACTTCCGCGTCGAATAGAGTAACAAAGGCATTGCTTAAAGAAATGCTCATTGGGATACCTCATTCGGTTGATAAAAACACAGGGTTCTCGCGCCGGTAAGCCTAAAAATTAGGGCCGATTGCTTGCTGGTATCGCCAGCCAATCGTCAGTATCCACTGCGGTAAGGGTCTGTTGCCAGATAAGCCTTGCCACATTATATATATATCTTTTGCTTTGTTGTCAACTATTATTTAGTTTCATGTCTATGCCCTGTGGTGAATGTTGGAGCAAAGCACAGCCTTACCGTGATCAAGATCAAAGTTCGCCTATGCTTAAATGCATGCCCTGCGGAGCCATGTCATCGCGTCGCACTGAACAGACTTATACGGCTAGAGGCGCATGCGCGAGGCTCTCACCGTTACCACCTGGCTCTATTCTTAGCCCACCATCCCTGCTCTGGTTTGCTCGTGTAACAGGGTTTTTTAAGGTTCTACCACCGACGTGCCGCATAGTTCCCGAGTCGGGAAAGCAAAAAACCCTCTGGTTCTAGCTTTCCACGTAACGGCGTGTCCCAATTAAGGGATAGAAAGCCAGAGCCAAAGGGTTCTAGTTGTCGTGCCGTTACGCTGACGGTTTGGATTGTACATAAAAAAAGCCCCCACGCAAGTAGGGGCTAAAGGCAACTGCTCCTGCAGCAGTTATTTGATTATAGCGTGGAACATCTTTTCTACTTTCTGTCTGTAGGCAGTGTCTGTTTTATATCTAGGATCGTTAACCATTTGATAGAGCTCGTCCTTACTTGGAGCACCTTCGAGTGGTGCGCTCTGTGTTGGCACTCTACCTTCGTAGGCCTCTCTGACTTTCATCAAAGCTGTGATGCCACGGGCTGTGCCACCCATGATCTTGAACTCTTCAAAGTCATCCTTAGACCACACGCCCTTGTTGACCAGGCCGCGTGCCCAATCCACCATGCCGTTGACGATTGCGCCACCGTTGGGGCCAAGCTGCTTCATCTCAGCTACTGGGTCAACCATATCGCCTTGCATGAGCTCCTTGGCTTGTGTCTGTAGGTTGACTACTAGGTCATCAAAGGATGCCTGGGAGAGTCCATTCTCCTTTGCCCAGCCAGATAGGGTTGTGGCTATGGGGTTGTCTTCTGCTGCATCTCCAAAGGCCTTGAGGTCGTACTTGCCATCAGCTGGGGCTTTGTGTTTGCCTTGGCTAATTTGCTTGCGCAGATCTGACCAGCTCTTTGCTATTCCCTCTAGGTCTGGCTCGTTAGAGTCTTTCTTCCAGAAGTTCTCTGGCCAGTAATCGGGTCGCTCTAAGGGATCCTCTGGCGCTGGCGCGTCATTTGGGACGGCCTTGTGGTCTATTTCAACCGCCTGGGGGTTGTCTTGTTTTGTCTCATCACCTATTTGCACGTTGTCAAGTAGGCCGGTTGCACCGGGCTCGACTGCTGCTGTGTCTGTCATAGTTTCCTTGCTGAGTTAATCCGTACCTCGATGTCCCGCACAACCGTCCTCTGCCCTTCAGCAAAGTAGGCGTGTGAGGGGTCTGTGCCCGGCACGGCGATGGGCACATTCACATACATGTCTTTGAGCCACTGTAAGAGCTTCTGGCCATCCTCAGAGCCAAAGACACGCAGGGTTAGCCTGGCCAAGTCTTCTCTCTTTTGATCAACCTCTCTGATATCAGTGGGCTGGCCAATGGCGTCTAGTTCGTCCCAGCTCATTTGGAGGGTGGATCCATAATTTCGTCAGGCCCAGCAAAGGGTGACATGCCAGATTTCATGCGGGTTTGCGCATGATCGTAGGCTTTATCCACAATTGATGGCGGCATATTATTAAAAAAAGATTTACTTTTTAAATCTGCAGATAACAAATAATCAAGTTCTTTTTTTGTAAGCGTTGGGACAATTAAAGGAATTTCAATTTCTTTGCCGTCCATGCCAACGCCAACAGAAATCTCTGTTGACACATCCCCATCAGGGCGTTTAAGCAGTCCAAAAAATCCTTCACCTTTTGGTGAGCCATCGGGTCTGTTTCCATAATCCATTACATTGCTCCTTCTGGTGCGGGTAGTGCAGGCATGCCGGCACCAGCTTGGGCTTGCATGGCCATAGCCTGTGCGATAGCTTGCTGCTGCTGCTGGTTCTTCATCTCTTCCATGAGCACTGCACGCTCTGCTGCGGTGTTTCTCACAGATGCTGGCACTCCTAGCTTGTCGGCTAGGTAGTCCACCAGCATGTCTGTCTTGATGGCTAGCTGGCCATCTGTGCCCAAGCTCTGCGCGATCTGCATGTATTGCATGATGGAGTTGACCTCCTCCATGTTTTGAGCCATGGCAAGAGGAGCCACTGGGGTGACCTTGACCTCTAAACCGTTAACCCTTAATGGCATGTCAATCATGCCGCGCTCGTCCATGACCTCAAGGATCTTGGCTGTCACTGGGATCATGGTCTCGTTAATCAGACGACCAAAGGCAGAGCCCAGGTTCTGAGCCAGCTCTTTCATGCGCTCCACGATCTCTGTGGCAGATCGTGCGCTCATGTTGTCTGGTGGCAACGACTCATCTAACAAGATGCGCTTGACGTTGGAGCGCAGGTCGTTGATCACCAGCTGCGACACGTTGAAG